GGATCCTGTCTCAAGGCGTACCATTCTCTCCTCGTAGAGTATTTTAGCCGCTGTTGATGCTTTCCAGCCGACTGTTCCTCTCTGGTCAAGAGGATCGCTCGTACCGGCACTACCGCGCTGCTTGACTATGACTTCCATCGATTCGGCAGTAGGATCAATTATGCCGTAAGCGTCTCTACCAAAGAACATAGTTGCATAGACAGCTCCGTTTGTGTTTGTCCAGACCTTTGCGTCAGCATCCTCGATGAATCTGACACCGTGAAGCATACCTATTTCACCATTGAAAATCTCTGTGGGCTGTGAATACTTGTGAGCATCTAGCCATGCAGCGGATTCTCTCAGGTCATAAGACACTGACGGATGAATGACAGCGACGTAATAACCGTTGACCTTCGGAGCTTTCTGCTTCTTGAGCAGTGTTACTACCTGATCGACAAGCTTTGGTGTGATCCTGCAAGTCTTGTCGATGTTTGCTCGTCCAGTTATTTCAGTCTCTGTTCCGTCAGCAGCAAGTTTAGGCGCATAAATGACGTTGGATCCTGCGACAACTGCGTTACGAATGACTGTATCGATAGTATCACCGGCCTGTGCTCCATGCTCCTCAGTGACGCGTGAGATAATCGGATCGATCGCTCTCAGCTCAAGAAGATCAGATACAGTAGTGTAGTCACCGTACTGTCCAACAAGAGAAGTGATCTTTGACATGTTGATCTTGTTTCCGTCAGGCGTTACACCCTCAGTAAGGGGAGTAAGAGCCTTCGCGAATGTGTCAAACTTTCTCCATTCAACGATGTTTCCTGAGTTCTTTGGAAGCGGTACTTTCTGTCCGAACTGTGAGAAGTAATGCTCACTTCTTGCGTTCTCAAGGAGATTAGTCCTATAGAACGTCTTCATAGTAGGAGACAGATCATTAGGAGTTGAGGTGTCGGCAAGTGCCGTAGTCTGTGTGTTCAGTGTCGGGTTGTTCTCTCCTGCAAAAAGCTGTAATTCAAATAAATAATTCTTCTTCATTTCAATCTCCCTCTCAGGGCGCGAATGTTATTTTTTCACCGCGCTCCGCACGCGAAATATAGTCTTTTAGTTGCGCCGAGGTAAGCTTGGAAGGATCTACTTCACCGATCTGTGACGTTGCCTGTCCGGTCGTTCCGTTTTCAGCAGGTCTCTTGAGCCCGCTCTGGATTGACTTAGCAGCCTTTTCCTTTGTGCGCTGCACCGCATAGGCCATTGCGCCGCTCATGATCTCGTCCTTATGAGTGACCTCATAGGCCGTTTTCACAGCGTTGCCAGCTCCGCTCTTCTGGAGCACTGACAGGAGCCTTCCGAAATCCGCATTGTCGAGTTCGGTCTTTAAGTCAAAATCGGGGTACATTTCTTTCAGTGCCTCGCCTTGCCTTTGCAGATCGTCGATGATCATGCGGTTCGTCGCGCTCTGTTCTGCCTGTTTGAGCTGTGCGTTCTCACGCTCTAGCGACTTGATGTGCTTGAGCTCGTCAACGCTTATGCCGCGCTTGTACGCTTCGTCCTCATACAGAGAATTGTCAGCGTCTATTGCCTGTTGCAGCTTGTCAATCGGTACTGTGCCGTCTGGATTAGACTGTATGCCGTACTTCTGGGACATCGCCTGGACTATCGGATCGATAGACTTGAGCCGTCCTTGAAGATCCTGCTGATTCTTGAGCCTTTTCGCGACTGCATTGTGCACGGCTGAGCCGTACTCCTTCTTGTACTTACCTTTAATCAGAGAATCCCAAGATTCTTCACCGACCTGATTATCGTCGGCAGCAGGAGCCGCCTGCTGTTCGCCCTCTGCTGGTGCTTCGGGTGTTTCTGTCGCTGTGGTGTCGGCGTCACCTGTACCGGAATCTCCGGTATCAACCGATGCTCCTCCTTCTTCTCCAAAGAGTTGAAGTAGGAATTTGATGTAGGGCATAAAGCTCCTTTCTTGCTCTGTGGTAGGTCACGACCCTTGTTAGATATAATCATTACACTTTGATAAAAACTAGCATATGTCACCCTTAATAGTGATGTACTCCGGGTATTGTTCGGACAACGTAGTGAGACCTGCGAGAATCGTTTCGAGAGGTTCTAACGTGTCCCTGCCGTGCGCTTCAATGTGTCCCTCTCCTACTTTGTATGATACTGAGTGCTCGTCAGATATTCCGCCAATACGGTTTGCAAGTGTGAAGAACAATGTGCTTACTGCGCAGCACACGAGATCTTTGCCGGGCTCATTGCTTCCGGCATGGCCTGTCATATCAAGAACGAATTCATCTTTGCTCTTTGTGTAAGTAATCTCTATCATCTTGGCCTCGATGCGTCTGACGCTTTGCTGCGCGCATTCTGGACGATAGCGTTCTCTCCGCCGCCGTTAGTCTTGGTTTCGGCTTTTCCGTTCTGCGCTCCTGAATTAAGGTTCTGGTTTATCTGCGCGGCCATCTGGTCAGCCTGATTAGATTGTATGCCCTGTTTTGCGGCAAGCTTGTCAATGATCTCTGCCTGCTGTAACAACTGCTGTTGCGTCTGTAAGAGCTGTTGATACATGCCGCCATTAGCACTGATGGTATCGAGCACTGACTGTTTACCCTGAAAGTCCATCATCTCAATGCATGCTTTTGCTTGATCCGCGTACTGAGGGTTGAAGAATCCGGCATTATAGAACTGTAATGACATCTCGTTCTGAGACAGTCTACTGTATGAAGAACTCTTTTCTGCCTCGACCTTAATGTCGAACACCGGAAGTCTGTATCCTAAGTCCTGTCCGAAATCATTGCCTTGATCCTGCGGCTGCAATCCGCTGTTGTCGTAAGTTGCGAACTCCTGCTCGCCATTATCGCCAGCGATACGGAACTGCCGCGGCATATCATAGAACTGCCGTATGAGCTCGATCACTATGTTGACAACGGACTTGTGTGCCTCGTATGTCGTGTTGATCTGGTCTCGTGAGGTCTTACCGGCGCTCTCTTGCATTGCGGCGATAGCTGACGCAGCAGTTACTCCACTCTGCGTACCACCGTTTGACGTATCGCGGTTCCCTGCGGTCTCCTTGAGCTCGTTCACCTTGTTGTCTAACAGGTTTATGTAATTAGAGTTAATATACGTCGGAGGAGTGATAGGTTTGTACGAATCGTCACCAAGATTCCCATCAACGTGCACGATAGTCTTGTTGGGGTTTCCGAACTCCTCCTCATTGATTCCGCCGTCATTTCGGACAAGATATCGTGGAGTTGCAAGGAACTGTATGTTCTTCTCGAAGGAATTATTGAAGATATCAATGCTCGCCTGGGCGTTCTTGCAGACGTCTACGAAGCCGAAGCCTACCGGCATATCAGCCTCAGGGAAGAGCGGGTCGAACACGAACGGGTACATTGCGTGATCGTACAGGCCTTTCGTAGCCATGCTCTCGCCAGCAGGCTGCTGTACATTGCGCGTAGCCTGCTGTCCGTTGATGACAATAGGTTTACCGTCAATGTCATACATTGGCTGCTGTACGGATTCTGTCGGCACTTGCGTGTCGTTCTCAGTCGCGTACAAGACTGTATCACCGGTAAACTTGACGTACTGCAATGTCTTTTTCCCGTCCACGAACTTGTGATAATACCAATCAATAACCGCGCTCTTACCGGTCGTGTCGATATGATCGTCATATATGTACTTCTTCGTGAAGTTGTCACTGGTCTCAGCGAGCTTTCCTTTAGCCTGCGGGTAGCTCTGCTCGATCATACTGTTGTCTACGAGCTCAACCGAGAAGAAATTCTTGCTCTTCTGAATGTCTTTTACGCCCGGCTCCCAGAAGAGGCTCAGCAGATCCATTGATTTTATTGTCACGTCTCCCAGCCCGTTAAGCTTGCCCTGCTCCCAAAAAACTCCAAACACGCCTGTTCCCTGCTTGAGTTTGTACCATACTTCATCGGAATACACGCTTCTGTACCCGTTCTGATCCATGACTACGGGCACGACAGAGGAAAGCCTTTTAGCCTCGTCAATATCTCCCGGCTCGCGCGGAAGAATATCGTTATCAGGGAACGAGTCCATGAAGTCTGCGTGCTTGGATACTATGACATTGAACAGCCACCCGGATGCGGGTTTTGGATCATCCTTTGTATCGGGAGTCTGCATCTGTTCCCAGTGACGTATACGCCACCATTCTTCATTCTTGACGATCTTATCTTCCAGACGTGCTTTCCCTGCCTTGTACTTCCGCAGAGTTTCCATCGCCTTCCTGATCTCGTCCGTTCCTATGACTGGTTTCTGCTGCTCAGGCTGCTGCATTGATTCGTTTGTCGTGTTATTCTCCATGTCCAACATATATGCTCCTATGTTTTTGTGCTCTTTGATTGAGCGGATCCTCGCCTATCTTTGTATCAGGCTTGACAACGGTCGGCTTGATTGGCCTTGACATACACATATACCTGGCTTCATCCGCGACATGATCCTCAAGGTCTGTGTCAAGATCCTCAACCTTGTGCTCGTCGTACATCATCAGTGGAATTGTTCGGATAAATGCCTTGCATCCGCGGAACACGTACATCATCGGTATTCCGTGCTCGTCGAACGCGAGTCTGTAATGTACCTGCATCCACCCGCTTATGCGTTCGTTGTCGCCCTTGTCGAAGTAAACATGATACTCTGACGCTACGTCCGCGACGCTCTCTCCGCTTTCAGCGTTCCATATTGCCGGATCCGCAACTCCGTGGATCCTTTTTCCTTTTAGCCAGGGATGCTGTGTTTCAACTTCATGGATCTTTTTGAATTGTTCGTGTGGATTCCATTTGAGCCCCTCGTTTGGAATTCCTGTGCATCCGTACAACTCGAGAATCCTGTATATCCGCCCGTCGTAATCAACCGCCCACCACGCACAGGAAAACGGTTTCGCATATCCAAAGTCGTATGAACGGTATATCTTCCAGTCTGACGGAATCTCGAACGGTTCTATAACGTGCGTGTACTCTCTGTCTAAGTAATGATCCGGAGAATCTACAAAGTCCTCGAAGAACTGCCCCTCGAACATATCCCATGATCCATATAGCCATGCCTGCCTCAGCTTCGGAGGAAGAGCCTCGAGCTGTCTTATATAGTCCGGATCGCTTTCCATTAGTGACTTGTTGTCCTGGACGAGTGCTTGCGTGAAGGAATACTCTTCCGCACGTTCTCCATCGTCGTATCGTTTATCAATGAATATCCTTTTGATGTACCCATGACTTTGCCCGCCGGGATTGCAAGTGTAATATATCCGCTTCGGGAATTTATTAACGCCACGGCAGCAGGCGGAGATTGCTTTTAATTGGTATTCGGAGAAGTTTGTCGCCTCGTCGATAAATATGAGGTCGTACTCTGCGCCCTGAATCCTGACTAGGTCTGAATCGTTTTTGCAGTATTGAAAATCAATCGTGCTCCCGTTGTGAAATGTAAAACGCTTTTTTGACTGGTTATAGTCTGCTACTACCGGCACTAAGAGTTTCGTGAGCGGTCTTATGTGGTTTTGTTCGAGCTCCGGATATGTCTGGCGCATTATCAGCATCTTTATTCCGGGATATTTGCACCCAGTCAAAAGTGCTTTTGCCCTTATCGCCCAGCTTTTTCCGCCACCTCGAGCGCCTCCGTATCCTACATACTTGTGATGATCCAGCAAGAAAAGCTTTTGCTTGTCGTTAGGTTCAGGAATTTTAATCACCATATTCTGATGCCTCCGCTCCGATCTGTATCTGCACGGAGTTGTCTACCTGCTGATTAACTCCATATAGCACTGACAGTTTATCCAATGCGTTCGCGCGGTCTGCCTGCCTGAGCTGCGTGCGACTCTTTATCAATACACCTTCCGAGTCATAGTCCTTGACCTCGTCTTTTGCCGCTCCTGACGCAATGTCTTGAAGCTGTGCAATGATAAATGCGCGCATGCTTGCCGCTTCGTTTCCGCTATGCTCATCAGCCTTAGCCCTTAATTCTTCATACCTTAGTTTTACCTTAGGTGTTTTTAGCAGTTTGCACGCAGCTACGTCCGCTCCGTTATCGCTCAGGCCTTTGGCATTGTAAGCGGCGCGATATGCTACGCGCTGGCTCTTTCCTTTTATGAGTTCCTCGACAAATTTTTCTTGCTTAAGTGTCAACATATTTTATCCATGCCCTCGCTACATTGTTGCACGTACCTTATTTCGGGCATATGTCACCTGTCTGAAAAATAATTAAAAAACTTTTGAAAAACCTATTGACATATCCCCCATTGGGGTATATGATGTAATCAGAAACAAGGAAGTGAGACGACAACCTCAAACAGAAAAGGAGACTAATATGAAAACAGGAAAAGAGTTTTACGTTATAGAACATGAATCATCGTACTGTGAGGTTAAGATCTTGAAAGCT